TTTGACATCCGCAGATCCGCACCGAGGTCGGCGCGGACCGCATCTTGGGCGGCCTTCTTCCCGGCGGCACCAATGGCGTGGCTGATCTGCTCCAGCGAGTGCGGGTTGGTCAGCGTGATCAGCGTGCGCCCGACAGCGGACGGCGTCGACACGAGATCAGGTGAGCGCCTTGGTCAAAGTTCCGGCCTTGATCGGAAGCGTTTGGGCCTGCGTCCGCAACTGGCCGACGGTGCCACCGATGTCGACACCCAACAGCACCGCGGTGCCGCTGTACATCGGGTTGGTCGGACCGGTCGGGCCGGGGTCGAGGGTGCCGGAGAACAGCAACTCCGACGTCGGCGACATGATCGCCTCTTCGAACAGATCGAACGGGGCCTCGTCCGACAGATCGGAGAAGAACGTGATGATCAAGTTGTCGGACTCGGCACCGGCAGCGACCGATGCCTGCCCGGTGGCGAGGGTGCCGGGGATGGCGATCGACTCACGCAACCGCTGGATCGTCAACTGGGTCACCCACGCCGAGATGTCCACGTCCGCCGGGTCCGTCAGACCCATCGTCAGATTCCCTTTGAGTTGTGTTACTGACATGTCGTGTTACTCCGTTCTTGGTTCGTAGCTGGAAGTTGTGGTCGCAGGCCAGCACCTGCGTGGTCTCTCCGAACGACGCCGCTCGGATGTTGTCGATGTTGATGAACGCCACGCCGGACCAGTGGATCGCCGCGCTATTCATGACGGCGTTGGGGATCTGGAGCGTGGAGATGAAGCCGGACAGTTGGGCCTGGGCGGTGCCCTCGTCGGCTCGCGACACGCACAGGGTGAGCGTGATGTCGAGGGTGCACTGACCGGCGCTCGACCAGTCGTACATCGACGACGGCATCCCGGCGTAGAGGCACGGCAGGTCCGGCGATGCCGGTGGAACGTCCTCGTAGAGGAACAGGCCCTGGTCGTGGCACGCACCGACCAGAGCCGCCCTGAGTGCCTGGAGATCCATCAGCCGACCACGAAGCTGGCGAACGGATCGAGCATGCGCTCGATGTCGGGGTCGAGTCGAGTGACGCGAATCGCGCCGAACTCGGAGTTCGCGATCACTCCCTCGGGCGACGACTTGCGCTTCCACAAGCGTGCGCTCTGCATCGTGATCGCCAGATCCCAGTCGGCGTTCGGGTCAGCGTCGACCACCGGCATCGTGTGCGTGCGCGCCACGTTGGCGTACACCGCGTCGACGACCTTGGTCATCGACTCGATGGCTGCGGGCGTGGTCGACGGCGTGCCCATCCACTTGAACACGTCGTCGGCTACGACAGTCACTTCTTGTCTGCTGCCTTCTTGGCCGCGGCCTTGTGCTGCGGGGTGGCCTCTTCGGCGTCGTGGTCGTGGCCCGCCGGGGTCTCACCGAGCGGGTGCTCGACCTCGACGTTGCGCGGCGGTCGGTCGGCTTCCCACACCATCGCCCCTTCGTCGTTGATCACGTACTGGCCCATCGTCAGACCAACTTCACGAAGCCGGTCGCATAGCCGAATACCGCGGCATAGCCGCGGTAGGCCATCACGACACCGAGATGCGACACGTCCGGCGCCGTGATCAAGCCCTTGATCTGTTCGTAGCTCTCGACGAGCGACGAGGCGCCGACGATGCGAGTGTCGGGCGGGAGTTGCGGACCGACCACGATGTTGAGCGGCATGCCTGCATCGGACAGCGCCTGACGGATCAGCGACATCGCCGACACGTTGGTCGTGGCGTTGGAGACACCGGCGAGAGTCATCGCTTCGTCGAGCGACAGCCAGAGCGTGTCCGCCTGCTTCTTCGAATCGGCGTACACGATGCCGATGCCGTCGGTGATCGACGTGATCAGGGTGCCGATGTTCGTCGCGGTCCACGGCGACGTCGGCGCGGCGCCGAGCGTGACGAGCGCGGCGCATGCCATCGCCTCGGTAATTTCCGCGTAGACATCAACGAAGTCCTGCACGACGATCTGGAGCGCAGCGGGATCGGTGAAGTCCACGTCTTGCTCGGACATTTCGAGCGCGCCCGCGAACGTGCGCTTGGTCACCGGGTCGCCACCGATGACCATCTTGCGGCTGACGATCTCGTCGAGTTCTTGCGCCTGCTCCGCGACCTGGACGCGTTGTGTGACCTTCGGTCTCGTGAATTGCTTCCCGCCGCTGGGCATCGGCCTCGACGTGAACGAATTGAAAACCGGTCGACCGGAGTCGGCGAACTTCATCACCGGACCGATGATCGGCACCGGCAAGATGCCGGGCGTGTCGGCGGTCGTCTGACCGGCCACTGCTCGGGTCAACAGTTCGGCTGCTTCGTCGTCGCCCTGCTTCGCTCGGATGTGCAACGACATCCACTCGCCGACGGTCATGTCGGGCGCGGGTGCTGCGGGGGTCGAGCGGGTCTGCACCGGCTGGCTCGGATTGACGCGGGCCAGCACGCTGGCTGCTGCGTCCATCGAACCGACCCGGCGGGCCTCGGTCTCGATCTCGGGGAGCAGGCTCTCTGCTCGTGCGTAGAGGGCGTCGACGTCGGTCTGCTCGGCGTCGGTCAGGTCCCTGCCTGCCGTCGATGCCGTGCGCTCGATGTTGTCGATACCCGATCGGATGTCGTTGTGCTGCTTCCGCAGCGCGTCAAGTCGGACGCTCATGATGATCTACCTCGTGGGGATCAAGCGTGAGGTGCTCGTGCAGGTGGTGTCTGGCGGCGACCCGGCGTCCTCGGAAAGGAGGTGGTGTCGCCCGACCCGGCGTGTCGTGCGGCCTTGCTGCGGGCGACTCTAGTACGGCTCTCCGTACGCCTGCTCAAACAGCTTCACACCGGTCGTCTTCCACCATCGCTGGCCAGCCTCGTACGCCTCCTGCTCGGTGTCGAAGTAGCCAACGTGATACGCGATCCCGCCCACTGAGTATCGAAAGCACCAACCGCAGTAGGGCACCTTCTTCGTTCTTCGGAAGGGTCCACTGAGGCGTCGTCGCGCTCGCCAGGCTGCATTGTTCGCAGTACCCAAGCCGCCATGATCATGGCCTCTCCGTAGACGAAGGCATGCAAGACATTGCCGCTTCCGACGCTCGGGACCGAATTGATGGTCACCAGCGTGTCCAGGCTCGCGTCGGCAGATCATCCCATCGGGTGCCCATTCCGGCTGCTCACCACAGGAGGGCGGGTAGACCCAATGTGTGTTCTGACCATTCCAGGCGTGACCTCGTTTGCAGTGCGTTTGTTGCCAGCACTTTGCGGCGAATTGCTGGTTGACCAACTTGCCCTTGTTGATCGACCTGCGATGCTCCGGCGCGATGCAGGAGGCTGCATCGCAGGTGTGTTCTAGGCGGTGGTTCCAAGGAGGCATTCTTCGCTTCACCAAGAACCAGGCCATCTGGGCCGGGGTGCGAGTTCGGTTTCTCCAAGAGAACGAAGCCGCTCCATTCCAAAACCAGTGCCCGTCGTCTCGCTTCTCGACCTTGGCCCAGAAGTCGGCCTCGGTGTTGGCCCGGGTCATTCTTCGCCCTCTGCGATCAGACCGATCCACGATGGCGTCGGCGCCGCGAGGGTCTCCGACTCGGCGTCTTCGCGTTCCATGCGCGCCAGTTCGGCGTCGGCCTGCTCCAACGTCAGGCCGGTGAAGAAGTCGTCGATCGAGTAGCTGTCGCGGTCGCGTTGGATGCCGACACCGAGCGCAAGTGCTCGTCGTCGTAGGCGTTGGCATGCGGCCGACTCGCTAGGTTTCCGTCCAGTCATTGCGAACCTCCGAGTTCGTGATGATCAGCCCCGGTGTCGAGCGGAAACTCGATGCCGGGGCGACCTGATTCTACGATCGGTGGGCGCGCATCCGGCACCGGCCAGAGCAGAACCGTGCATCCGCTCGTGTCGCCGGGAACGTCACCGCGCAGGACTCGCAGCGGGCGTGTGTCCGGCGCGTCAACACCCTCTCGACCAACAGCTTCGGTGGGCGGGCTGCCATCCCTCGGCTGACCGAGTGATCGGCGAACGGCAGCCACGATCCGTGCTCACCTTCGCAGATGATGATCTGCCCCTTGCGGGTCATGCACCACTCGGCCAACTCTTCGAAGTCGGGCTTGTCGCGGTAGCCATCGCGCACGCCCTCGTAGGGCGGGTCGATGAACCAGGTCGCCTCGACGTCGGGCGCGGTGCGGTAGTCGCCTTGGTGGTACAGGACCGAGTCGACCGCGTAGTCGTGGTGTCGCAGGGCGAGCGCCCGCAGGTGGTCGAAGTGG